CTTATTTGTGCTTATATTTAATTCATGCTCTGATGACAGTATTAATTTAGCAGGAACAACATGGACTTCTGTAAAAGACTGGTACGGAAAAACTCGATTGTCTTTTGAAGAAGGCACTCCTTATTTAAGATCTTTTTTTGCTATATCTTTTGACTTGAAATCTTTCACAATATATAATGTTGCAGATGATAATGAGGATTTAGAATATGAATGGAAAGAAACGGTATCAGGTAAATACTCTATAAACGACAATATTGTGAATCTAATAGTAGAAAAAGACAATTTAACAATTCCCTGCGAAATAGAAAAAGATATAATGTATTACAGTAATACTAGAATGAAACTATATAAACAATAGAATAATTATTTTTTCAAATATGCGCCCAATTAGAACTGTACCCCCAAAAGATGAAAGAGAATATCCTTTAGTTATAACAGCTGAAGAAAAGGATAAAGTATTAAATTATATTTTGGTTGTAGCAAACGGGAAAAGAACAGCTAAACTAAATTATAAAGATATACCAGACCTTAGGATCAGTAAAGAACAATATGAAATAGTTTTAGAGGAGTTCAAAAAAAGGAGATTTATTGACTATAAAGGATATGGTATTGAATATCTTACGTTGAATTTTGAAATATTCAATTTTGCAGAAAAAGGGGGATTCACTGTTGAAAGAGACTTATACATATTAAGTTTTGATACATTTCAAATGCAGCTAGAACGATTAGAAAAGGAGTTAAGCCCTGATACAGCAGCGAAAGTTGATGATGTTGTCGGAAAAGCCAAAAATATAACTGAACTACTGATAGGGCTCTCTGCTCTAGCTGAAAAAATGAATCTCTAAGATTTATTATCAGGATCAGTTAATAGGAACTCCAATATAGAAGCTGCACGAAGCAGTCTTGAAGCATATAGAGTTGCATCTGCATCCGGGTTGTATTGATAACGCCTAGTCTGAAACTTTTTAAAAGTAACAAAGCCACTAGACATATCATTAGCAAGTGTTTTCAAGCTTGATATAGTTTCTTTTACATTTTGGTCATAAGACATTTTTATACGCATACGAGCGGAATCATCCACTTTTGCACAACACTGGGGATAAAAGGCTGTTGCATTATCTTCTTTAGAAGATTGTTTTTTACTTATCCTTCTTAGGACATTTTTTAATAACGATTTCATAAACGCACTATTTTAGTTTGACAATGCGCAAATATAATATTTAAAGTAATATAAAATATGAAATATAGAAATCTTGATAGTACATAAAACATCAAATGGTCGAATTATGGTCGAACCATAAAAAAAAGCAGGACTATATAATTGATATACAGAATATACAACTAGATTTCCAAAAATGTGTCTAGTTTAGTTTTTGTGTTAATAGCTCCCTCGTCGGCGGACGAACTAGGGAGCTATTTTTTTTATTTATTACAGGAATATAATTGCACAAAATATACATATTTTCCATAACTTTGCAGCGACAAAGGATCACACAAATGGAATATAGCGTAGAAGAACTAAAAAGTGCATTAATAGAGAAATGCGAGAGTGAAGGTATCCTGTATGCAACGGTTGCAATGGACCGTCGTACTAAAGAAATGATTCTTCCTGATACTTTACAAGGAGCTCTGAAACATCCGGAATTCTTCGTATGTACCTGCAAGAAAGTAAAAGACCAATATGTAGTGGAGGAGATTACTAAAGTGTAA